GGTAGAGGCTGCAAAGGTTGAAGTTAAGGCTGCGACAGCACCTTATATTTCAACTACTGTTCGTAACCCAATCGTTGATAAGGCTTCTTATCTCGAGCATTCAGTTCGTGCCTCACTAGGCAACGAAACATCAAAGATGTATGTTGCAGCAGCAGCAGACACAACAGACAACGCTGGTCTCGTACCAACTCGTCAATTAACAGAAGTTATCAACGGCATCTCAAACGCAGATCGCCCATTTATTGAGTCAATTTCTCGCGGCGCTCTACCTGATGCAGGTATGACTTTCGAGATCCCAAAGATCACAGTTGCTCCAACAGTTGCAATAGCATCTGAAGGTGGCGCACCATCAGAAACAGACCAAAACGCAGCGTTCGTTTCAGTGAGTGTACAAAAGTTTATTGGCCGCCAGACCTTCAGCCTTGAGCTTTTGGACAGGTCATCTCCTGCGTTCTTCGCAGAACTAGTACGCCAAATGGAATTTGCTTATGCAAAGGCCACAGATGTCGCAGTAGGAACCGCACTAATTAATGGCGGAACAGACGGCGGAAACCGCGCAGCACTTACAACAGGCGCTCTCGTATCTGATTTCGTTTCAGATGCAGCAGTTTCAATCTACAAAGGCACACTCGGATTTGCTGAAAACATCGTTGTGTCTCCAGAACAATGGGGCGCTCTAATGGGCTTGGTCGATTCTTCAAATCGCCCAATTTTCCAACAGACCATCAACCCACAAAACGCAGGCGGAACACTTACAGCAACAGCAGTTCGTGGAAACCTTCTAGGTCTCAACCTTCGCGTTTCACGCGCACTAACAGATGGCTCAGGTCTTGGTGACAACACGCTTATCGTTGTAAACCCAGATGCTTACACATGGTACGAATCACCACGCCTATCACTTCAAACAAACCTTATCTCAACAGGTCAGGTAGAAGTTGGCTATTACGGCTATGGAGCAGTTGCTACCAAGTTGGGCGCTGGCGCTTACCGTTTCATGGTTGCGTAATTAATTAACTAATCATGGGGGGGCTGCTGCTCCCGGTGGCTCCCCCAGTCGTTTAATAGAGAGGATGTAGAGATGGCAACAATCGTAACCGTAGCTGAACTAAGGTCTATTCTTGGCGTCTCTACAGCCCTTTATAATGACGCATATTTAACAGATGTAATAGATACAGCTGAGGCAGTTATCTTGCCGATGCTGGTCAAGTACTCAAGCCCGATCGATGTCGTAGCACTTCAAGATAACATTGCTACATATTATGTTCTTGGCGATAACAACTTTTCAGCAGGTCAGAGCGTAGTCGTTACAGGCGTAGGCTCCCCGTTTAATGGCACTTTTACAATCCTAGAATCAAGTAACTTAGATTACGATTCATTCGTATTGCGCTCTAACTCGCGCATATTTTTAGACGGTTCTTACAGAGAATTCAACGGTTTCTTTACGGTATCAATTACAAACGCTGATATTACAGAGCGCAAAGTAATTCCATCAGGCTTGGCAACTCTTTCAGGCGCAGCTACTTATGTAGGCAACAGCGCGGTCGAGTCAGCAGTCCTAGCAGTTTCAGTAGAAGTATTCCAGTCTCGGATTGCTCCAGGTGGGCAGATCGAAGGCGTAGACTTTACAACCGTAAGCCCATACCGCTTAGGCCGTAGCCTCTTTAATCGAGTGTCAGGACTTCTCGGAGCGTTTATCGACACCGATTCAATGGTGCAGTAATGCCAGCATCAACGATCCTAGATACAGTCCGTCAACCTTTAGCAACAGCCTTCGCTAACGTCGCAGGCAATGTTTATGCCTACGTTCCAGAAGCTCCGATGGTTCCGTTCGTGGTTACAGTCCCGGACTCACCGTATCTCGAATTAGAAACAATTGGCAAGACCACGCTTCACACTAAAATTAATCTCGTAGTCTCAGTTGCAGTTGCATATAACAGCAACCCAGCATCGCTCGACAATCTCGAGCAACTCGTCATAAGTGTTCTGAAAGTTATCCCAGTTGGATACACAATCGGAGCGGTTGAAAAACCAACAGTAACTCAAGTTGGCCCTTCCAATGTTTTGGTGGCCGATATCAGAGTTTCTACCTACTATACACAAACAAACTAAAGGAAAATAATATGGCAACTGTAGTAATCACAGGTCGCGATATTTCTCTATCTTTCACAGGTGGAACAGATATCGAGGCACAAGCAACTAGCGCAGTCCTAACAAAGACAAACGTTCGCGAGACATATCAGACTCTTGATGGCGAAGCCTATAAGACAACAAACATCGAAGGTACTTTTGCGCTTTCGATGCTTGCTGACTGGGGTAAAGCTAACTCCGTATGCGAAGCGCTATGGACTGCAGCAGAGACAGCACCAGACACAGACATCACCATCAGCCTTACTGCTGCTACAGGCGCAGTATTCTCATTCCCAGTAATGCCAGAATTTCCTACAGCAGGCGGCGCTGGAACAGATGCTCAGACTGTAGACTTTACATTCAAGGTATCAAAGGGCGCAGTAACAGAAACCTTCAGCTAAACAATAGAAACGGGAGCAAGCAATGCAACAGAACATAACAATTAAATATGTAGACGGAACTGAAACCACTTACCTGGTTAGACCACCTGATTACGCCAAGTGGGAGATGACAACTAAAAAGGTTATCTCTCAGTTTGGCGGCATGTGGGACATTCTTTATGTAGCACATTCAGCAATGAAACGTGATGCAGGGGGCAAGCCAACCAAGACACTTGATGTCTGGATGGAATCAGTCTCAGATATTGAAGTAGGTGGGGAAGACCCAAAAGTCATTCAAGAGGAAGCGTAAGCCGACTCTTAGTTGAACTGGCAATAGCAACACAGATCCCAATGGATAAGTGGCAAAGTGCCGAGGATATTCTTACAGCAATAGAAGTATTAGAGGAGCGCAATCGTGGCAAGTGAGCTAGTAGCACTAGACCAGACTGAACTTCGTCAAGTCTTTAAGGCTTTAAAGAATATGGGTGAAGAAGCAAACGATGAGGCCAAGCGCCAATCAGGCGCTCTGGCTGAATTCGCTAGAACTGAAGTTATTCAAACGTCTAACTCTATTCGTAGCAGTAAAGTCGCAAGCCGTATCGCTCAAGGATCCCGGGTTAAAAAGTCAAGCCGCATAGGTGAGATTACTTTTGGATTTGCTTCTCAAAAGTTTTCAGGTGGAGCAACCACTAGAGATATCTGGGGCGGTTCAGAATTCGGTTCTAATAAATATAAGCAGTTCCCTGTCTGGTCAGGCCGCGAAGGTCGAGGCTCTAAGGGCTGGTTTATCTATCCAACTCTGAGAAAGATCCAACCTCAGATCGTTGCTCGATGGACTGAATCATTTACTAAGATTTTAAAGGAGTGGGGCTAATGGCAACAGGTACAAGGGCGTTAACGCTCAAACTCCTTGCTGACGTTGATAACTTCACCAAGAATCTTAACAAGGCCGATAAAGATGTTATGTCTTTTGGCGATAAGGTTTCAGACTTTGGAAAGAAAGCTGGGCTAGCCTTTGCAGCCGCAGGCGCGGCAGCCGTTGCCTATGCTGGCAAGTTGGCGATCGATGGAGTTAAGTCTGCCATCGAGGATGAAGCCGCCCAAGCCAAGTTAGCCAATACTCTCAGGAATGTTACTCAGGCTACCGATGCCCAGATTAAAAGCACAGAAGAATTTATTCTTCAGACTTCTTTAGCTACTGGCGTTGCCGATGATGAGTTACGCCCATCGCTTGATCGTTTAACTCGAGCAACCAAAGACGTCGATAAGGCGCAGAAGTTACAAGCGCTAGCCCTAGATATCTCTGCTGGTAGTGGCAAATCTCTCCAGGCAGTTACGGAAGCTCTTTCAAAGGCTCAGGAAGGCAACCTAGCAGGCCTTAGCCGCTTAGGCGTTGGAATTGATAAGGCTGAACTGAAGACCCTTTCATTCGATCAGATCACAGCCAAACTTGCTGGCACTTTTGAAAACCAGGCATCAAAGCAAGCAGACACATTCCAAGGCAAGTTAAGCCGCCTACAAGTAGCCTTTGATGAAGGCAAAGAAACTGTAGGCTCTTATATTTTGACAGCAATAACTCCGCTAGTTGAAACCTTGGTTCAAAGGGTTATCCCAGCGATTGCGGACTTTACCAATAACTTAGGCGAGAAGTTACGCCCAGTAATTGAATTCTTAACACCTATTACTAATGGACTTCGTAATGCCTTTAACACAGTTAGAGATTCCTTAGCCTCAAATAGCGAGGAATTAAAACCGCTTATCAATCTCTTTAAAGGTATTGCTGAATTCGCTCAAGATGTATTGGCTCCTATTTTAAGCAAGACTCTTGGTGGAGCATTCCAAGTGATAGGCAAAGCAATATCTGGCCTTATTAGTGGTTTAGCCAGCGTAGTTTCATTCTTTGATGATCTTTATAATAAAATCAAGCGAGTAATTGATATATCAAAGCAAATTGGATCTTCCCTAAATCCATTCAGTAATTCTTCATTCTCTGGATCGACTTCTTCGGCAGCGCCAGTAACCCCAGTATCTCCTTCAGGCATTCCAAGTTACCTTAACGTCAGACCAGTAGCCACCACAAATATCACAGTCAATGGCGCAATCGATAGCGAATCAACTGCTCGCCAAATCGTCAGCATTCTTAATAATTCGCAGGCCCGAGGTACGCTGGGAAGCTCGGCTTTTGTATGACCCTATGGACACCGGACTGGGCAGTAGAGGTCAATGGGCTAGGTGACATAACAAACCTAGTCTTATCCGATTTAACTATAACCTCTGGTCGTTCAGATATTTACACCCAGCCTATTGCTGGTTATTGCAGATTTACTATTAAAAACCTCAATCAGTCAACCATATCTTTTGATGTTAATGACTCTATCGTGGTCAAAATAAAAGATTCTACTGGCACTTATGTTCCTATTTTTGGTGGAGATATATCGGACATTGATATAATCGTGGCCACAGGAGAACCAGCCATAACGCAAAACGTTACGGTCACAGCTCTAGGCGCTTTATCTAAACTACCTAAAGTTTTAACTGAAGGCGTGTTAAGCAAAGACTTTGACGGAGATCAAATTTACGAGGTTTTATCTACCGTTTTATTTGATCAATGGAATGAAGTTCCAGCAGCAGAAACTTGGGCTGCTTATGATCCTTTAATTACTTGGGAAAATGCCGAGAACTCTGGACTTGGTGAGATAGATCGCCCGGGAGATTACGAACTCACAGCAAGATCAGCCGCAACAACTGACGTTTATTCTTTGGCTGCCAGCCTTGCTACTTCTGGCCTTGGCTATATTTACGAAGATGCTTCAGGCCGTATTGGTTATGCAGATTCTACGCATCGATCCCAATACCTATCGGCCAATGGCTACGCCTATGTAGATGGCGGATGGGCTTATGCTAATGGCATAGCAACGTCCAAACGCCTTGGAGATATACGCAACAAGGTAACTATTACCTATAAGAATGGGCAACAAGAAACAGCCGAAGAACCTAGCTCTATTCAGGTCTACGGCACACAAGCCCAAAACATTCAGACCAGTATTGAAAATGGAACAGATGCGTTAAGTCAGGCAGAGTTCTATCTGGACATCCGAGCATTCCCGCAATACCAATTTAAGAGCATAACTTTTCCAATGGCGAATCCCAATATTCCAGATGCTTCTCGCGATCAAGCCTTTAATATATTTATGGGCTTGCCCTTAGACATCGAGGACTTGCCTCTAAATATTGCCGATGGTAGATATCAAGGATTTGTAGAAGGCTGGACTTGGACTACTCGATTCAACGCACTCGATCTGACAATTATTGTTTCGCCAGTTGCCTTTAGCCTTCAGGCTTTTAGGTGGAACAACGTTCCAGTCGTTGAGACTTGGAATACCATAAGCCCAACTTTAGACTGGAATAACGCTACAATAGTAGCCTGATAAGGAGAATACATGGCAACGACAACGAACTATGGGTGGACAACCCCAGACGATACAAGTTTGGTCAAAGATGGCGCTGCCGCCATTCGCACCCTTGGCTCCTCTGTAGATACCACTACCAAGGCGCTTAACCCTTCCACAACCCTTGGCGATATTGAATATCGCTCGGCTACCGCTAACACAAACACGCGTTTAGGAATTGGCTCGACTGGCAATGTCTTGTCCGTTGTAGGCGGCGTACCTGCTTGGAGCGCACCTAGCAGTGGCGCAATGACTTTGATCAAGCGCGCAACCTTTTCAAGTGTCGCAGATACAGGAACAACTTTTGATAGTATTTTTTCATCAACTTATGGAAGTTATTATATTGTTTT